CATTGATGACCCGTTCAAGGACCGCGAGGAGGCCGATTCCGAGCGGCGCCGCGACCTTGTGTGGGATTGGTATCGATCGACCCTATTCACACGCCTCATGCCCGGAGGGGCAATCGTCCTCATCCAATGCCTCGTCGGCGATACGCGCGTCCTCATGGGTGACGGCAGCGAGAAGTTGCTCCGAAATATCCGCGTCGGGGACAATGTTGCCAGCTATCGCGAAGGGCGGTTGGACGTTGCGAGGGTTCTGAACTGGGCCAATCAAGGTTCTGATTGCGTCTTTGCGATCAGGATGAGTTCTGGTATAACCGTAAGAGCAAACGAGAGGCATCCGTTTCTCGTTGATCGTAGCGGGAAGCTGGAATGGATCAGGGTTCGAAATCTAAGGTCGGGAGATCAAATCCTCCGGGCCATTGGGGGAAATGGCGCGGCGTCAGTTGCGCCTTCGACGGTTGCGACGAGCCTGCGCGATGCAAAGGCTTCTGCAACTCGCACTACAACAAGACGCGATGGGCAAGCGGGCATCGTTCGCCATCCGTTAATGCCAGATCACGGCGCGATGCTCACTTGCGCCACAGATACGGAATTAGCCTCGTCGAATATGAGGCGCTACTTGCCCGTCAACAGGGCCGCTGCGCTGTCTGTGGCGAACTGCCAGGGAAGAATGTCCGCGCTCACTGGGGCGGAAAACTGTGCGTGGACCATTGCCACGAACGTGGAAGGGTTCGCGGGTTGCTCTGCAACGACTGCAACCTCACTGTCGGATACGGAAAGACTGAACGAGTGCTGCTCGCAGCCGCTCGATACGTTCGCGATCACACCCGACACGATTGAATCCATCACTCCCGACGGCCGCGAAGATGTTTACGACATTCAGGTCGAGGGAACAGAGAACTTCATCGCCAATGGGCTAGTGAGCCATAATACCCGTTGGCACGAGGACGATCTTGCCGGGCGACTGCTTGCCTCAGAATCCGATTGGGAAGTCCTGGAGCTGCCCGCCCTCGATGCTGACGGCAACGCTCTATGGCCTGAGTGGTACGACGAAGCCGCTTTAGCGAGGATCAAGGCGACCATTGGCCCGCGCGAATGGTCGGCGCTGTACCAGCAGCGGCCCCAGCCAGACGAGGGCACGTTCTTCCAGCGCAAATGGTTCAGGGAATGGGAAGCGAAGCCCGCTCTCCGTTATTACGGGTCGAGCGACTACGCGGTCACGGACGGCGGTGGCGATTATACGGTTCACCGGGTCTGGGGGGTCGATGAGGGGGGCAACCTGTACCGCATCGACGGGTGGCGCGGGCAGGCCACCTCTGACGTTTGGATCGAAGAGAAGCTGAACCTCGTCGAGAAATACAAGCCCCTGTGCTGGTTCGGCGAGGGCGGGGTCATCCAGAAGGCGATCGAGCCGATGCTCCGGCGGAGGATGATCGAGCGCAAGATTTTCTGCCGTCTGGAATGGCTGCCGAGCGTTGCCGACAAGCCGACGCGGGCGCGCTCATTTCAAGCGATGGCCGCTTCCGGGCGGGTGTTCATGGAGGCCGGGGCGGACCTGGCCGAGTTCCTGAGCTTCCCTGCCGGAAAACACGACGATGAGGTGGATACCGCGTCCCTGATCGGGCGGGCGATCGACCAGGCACATCCTGCGGTCATCCCGCCCAAGGCCAAGTCGCTGAACCCGCCCGACCTGTGGGGGCGCCCGCGCAATTCGGCGGACAATTGGAAAACCGTTTGAGGGGGTTCGATGGCCGACGCTAAAACCCCCGAAACCACGCTCGACGATTACAAGAAGATGTTCGCGGAGGCCCGCGACCTGCTGGCCGACAACCGCAAAGAACAGCAGATCGACGACGATTATTACCACGGCTACCAACTAACGGCGGAAGAGCGGGCGACCCTAAAGACCCGCAAGCAGCCGGAAACGGTATTCAACCGCTACCGGAAGAGCATCAATGGCACCCTGGGGGTGCTGGAGGACGGGCGCAGCGACCCGAGGGCCTACGGGCGCAATCCGGGGGTGGACGAGGACGCGGCCGATGTCGTGTCAAAGACCCTGCGGTTCATCGCCGACATGAACGATTTCCACGAGCTGAGGCTCGAATGTGCTTACGATTACCTTGTGCCCGGAACCTGCGCGGCGATTGTCGAGATTGATGACAAGAACAGGCCAACAGCCCAGCAGATCCGCTGGGAAGAGCATTTCCACGATCCGAGGGCGAGGAAGAAAGATTTCTCGGACGCCCGCTACCAGGGCATCGCCAAGTGGATGTACGCGGATTTCCTCTCGGCCCAATATCCCGACAAGGCCAAGGAGATCGAGAACGCGCTGTCCAACGCGGGCCCGATCACGATTGACGATACGTTCGAGGACCGTCCCCGCGATAGCCTGTCGAACTGGGTGGACCGCCGCCGCCGCCGACTGATGGTAGTGGAGATTTACCACAAGGACGCGAAAGGCTGGAACCGCTGCATCTTTCATGCTGGCGGAATCCTTGAGGCTGGCCCGAGCCCGTATCTCGACGAGAAAAAGCAGCCGACCTGCGCCATCGTCGCCCAATCATGCTATGTGGACCGCGAAAACAACCGGATGGGCGTCGGGCGTGACCTGAGGAGCCCGCAGGACGAGTTCAACAAGCGCCGCTCGAAGCTCCTCCACCTGCTCAACAACCGGCAGGTCCAGGCCCAGCCCAACGATGCCGGGCAAATGGCCTTGGGAGCCGATGCCGACACGGTGAGGAAGGAAGCGGCGAGGCCCGATGGTGTGTTGCCGCCGGGCTGGATGCCGGTGTCGCTTACCGACATGACGATGGGGCAGTTCAACCTGCTCACGCTCGCCGAAACCGAGCTGGACCGGCAGGGGCCTAACCCGGCGATCCTCGCGAGGGGCGCGACCAGTGCCTCCGGAAGATCAAAGCAGGTCGATCAGCAGGCTGGCCTCACCGAGGATGCGGTCGTTTACAAGGGCATCCACAATTGGGAAATCCGGATGTACCGGGCGATGTGGGACCGCTGCAAGCAGTTCTGGACCGCACCCGATTACATCCGAGTGACCGATGATGAGGGCGCGCCCAATTTCATCGGCATCAACCAGCCGATCGTTGGGCAACAGCTCGGCGTCGGCCCTGACGGAATACCGGCAATGCAGCAGATGGTGCTGGGCTACGACAACCAGCTTGCCGAGCTTGACGTGGATATCGTCCTCGACACGACCGACGACACCGCGACTCTGGCTGCCGAGGAGTTCCAGACCCTTGCCGAACTGGCACGGATTTACGGCCCGCAGGAAGTGCCGTTCGACGACATGCTCGAACTGTCGTCCCTTCCCGACAAGCGCAAGCTGATCGAGAAGCGCAAGGCGCGCCAGGAACAGCAGGCGCAAATGGGCGGGCAGGGCCAGCAGATGCAGATGCAGGCCGCCGCAGCGGACATTCAGGACAAGGCCGCCTCAGCCCAGCTGAAGCAGGCGCAGACCGAGAAAACCCAGGCCGAGACAGTGAAGCTTGGCGTCGAAGCACAGAACGAAGCCATTCGCCCACACTTGGAGGCCGTGAAAACCGGCTTCGAGATGGGGCAGCGAGGGCCGTCGCAATGATTCGGATCGAGACCGAGCAGACCGAGTATCTGCCGCTCATTTTCATCCGCGCCTATCGCGGTGACAAGCTGATTTATCGCCGCCTCACTCGCAAAGAGAACGAGCAAAAATGCCGCGAGGAAATCGCGGCATTGTTCCCCGCCGCCGGGGGTTAACGGGCGCTTTCGGGCTTAGACGCACTAAGCAACTCGCCGCCGGAGCTCGGGCGCATCGTGAAACTGCCCGACGTAACGGGGCAAGGGGAAACAATGGACAATCTGGAGTTTCTGGACGCCGGGGAACCGGCGAATGGGGAAGTTGCGCCCACGCCACAGGCGGAAGCGCCAACGCAGGAAGAGCCGGCCGCTGGTCAAGCCACCGAGCCGGAAACCGCCGAACAGAAGGCAACCCGCGAGCGCGATGAGCGCGGCCGGTTCAAGGCCAAAGAGGCCGACGAGCCGGTGATGGTTCCCTTGAAGGCTCTGCACGAAACGCGCGACCAAGTTCAGCAGCTCAAAGCCGAGCTGGACCGGATGCGCCAGCCCATCCAGCAACAGCCGCAGGTTCCCGACATGTTCGAGGATCCGGAAGGCTATCAGGCCCATCTCGCGCAATCGCTACAGGCGACGGTGTTCAACCAGACGCTCAACATCTCGGAAGAGATGACGAGGCAGCAGGTCGGCAACGAGCTCGTGGACGGTGCCACGGCATGGGCCCGCCAAGTCTTTCAGGCCAACCCAACCTTCTACCAAGTTTTTGCCCAGCAACGTAACCCCTACGGGTTCCTCATCGGCGAATACCGGCGCCAGCAGGCGCTGTCGCAGATCGGTGGCGATCCCAAGGAAATTGAAGCCTTCCTCGCCTGGAAACAGGCCCAGACGGCGCAGCAGCCGGGGGCAACCCCACAACCGCAATCACGACGCCCGACAGGCTCGATCGCTTCTGCCCCCTCCGCCGGAGGGGCGCAGCATATCGCGACCGGTCCCGGAGTGGCGTTCGATAGTGTCATAAAGTGAGATAGAAATGGCAGAAGTCACTCTCGCATCGGCCTCTGAAAAACAGAGGTGGATCAGCGATTACCTTGGCGAATACGTCCGTGAGTCCGGGTTCAAGGGCTACATGGGCCGGTCGAACAACTCGATCATCATTGCCAAGTACGAGCTTCAGGAAGAAGCCGGCAAGACGATCAATATTCCCCTCATCACCCGTCTGAAGTCAAGCGGCGTTACCGGCTCGGCGGTGTTGGACGGCAACGAGGAGGAGCTGGGCAACTACAATTGCGCGATCTCGGTGGATTGGCGGCGTAACGGCGTCCGTGTTCCGAAATCGACCAGTTTCAAGACCGAAATCGACCTCCTGAATGCGGCGCGCGACATGCTCCGCACCTGGGAAGCCGAGAAGCTGCGCGACGACATCATCAAGGGAATGCTGGCGGTTGTCACCACTGGTGACACCAGCGTCAACCTCGGTGACTCATCGGCGGCCAACCGTAACGCCTTTGCCGCAGCGAACAGCGACCGCATTCTCGCGGGCGTTGCCAAGTCGAACTATTCGGCGACCTGGGCGACCATGATGGGCAATATTGATACCACCAACGACAAGTGCACGGTGGCATCGATGAGCCTTGGCAAGCGTATGGCGAAGCTCGCCGACCCGCATATTCGGCCGTACAAATCGAGCATCGGGCAGGAGTTCTTCGTTGCGTTCCACGGCTCGCGCACGTTCCGCGACCTGAAATTGGATTCGACGATGACGCAGGCCAACCGCGATGCGCGGCCTCGCGACGTTGCCGAAAACCCGATCTTCCAGGACGGCGACCTGATCTATGACGGCATCATCCACCGTGAAGTGCCCGAGATCGACGCCATCGCGGCGAATACGGGCGGCACCTACAGCCTCGACGGCGTCGGCGCTTCCTCGTGCGACGTTCGCCCGGTGCTTCTGTGTGGAGCGCAGGCGGTCGGCATTGCCTGGGGTCAGGAGCCAAGTCCAAAGACCGATAACGTCAAGGACTACGGCTTCCGTCCGGGCGTTGCGATCGAGGAACTGCTTGGCGTGAAGAAGCTGGCGTTTAACGGCGTCCAGCAGGGCATGGTGACGTGCCTGTTCGCGGCGGCTGCCGACAGTTGATAACTGAGGTAATTCAATAAGGTTAGGAGGTTTCGCGCCAGGTTTTGCCTAGCAGCAGTAAGCTGATGCCGGTTTGGTCTACGCCAAACTTGTCGGCAAGCCGCTGCTGGGTCCAGCCTTCAGCGCGGAGCCGCCTGATCTCAATCAGATCGCCCTTCGTAAGTTTGGCGCGCCCGTTCCTCGTAGAATCCGCTGTAGCCAATAACGGCTTTCCATTCTTCGCTCATAGGCGACTCTTACCAGAATTAAAGGAAATATACAATGACGACTTACTCTTCGTCGGCATACACGAATAATGATCCGATCCCGCTTCACGGCCTCGGCGGCAACGTCAAGGTCAAGCGGGCGGTCGTTTCGTGCACTGCCGCACCTGCAACCACCGACACGCTCAACTTCTTCTACATGCCGGCGGGCGCTCGCGTCCACCTGTCTGTGCTGGAAGCTGACGACATGGACACCAACGGCACCCCGACGCTCACCCTCAACGTGGGTGACGCCGGCTCTGCCGCCCGTTTGTTCTCGGCCTCGACCGTGGGCCAGGCGGGCACTTTGTCGAGCGCGATTGCGACGGCCGGCGCCGACTACCAATACACGGCCAAGACGCTGATTACAGGTGTTGCGGCCAACAACGCCGCGACCGGCGCGGCGGGCACCGTCACCCTGACGGTGTTCTACACGGTCGAGGGCGTTGCTTCCTAACGACTGACGGGGGCGGGGACGTAAAATCTCCGCCCCATTTCTTGCATCGAAGCGGGAGTGACCGATGGCCGCGTCCTGTCTCGACATCATCACCTACGCCATGCGCCAGGCTCGCGTTATCGGGCCGGGCAAGGAGCCCAAGGACGCCGAAGCCGAAGAGGGCTTGGCCGCGCTTCAGTCATTCTATGACGAAATGGTCAACGGCGGCATGTTCGGGCGGCTGGAGGACAGTTACCTCACCAGCGACGACACCGCCGAGGAGGGAAAGCGATACCTCCTCGCATCCGGCGTCACCCTGACCGAACCGACCACGATTGCGGCCGAGGACAGCGCGGATGGCATTGCCCGCCAGCCCCGCGATCTCTCGCTTTACGAGAGCGTCACATCGACCGGGACGCGTTCGGTCAGGCTCTATGACCGCTCCGCATGGGTGGATCTGATCAACCTTGAACTGACTGACGTGGCCCCGCTGTCCGACCGTGGGGCCTATGGGCTCGCCGCCGCCCTGGCTTCCTCGGGCGGGTTTATCGACATGTTCGGAGCCCAGCTTTCCCCCGCCGTCCTGGCGAGAGGCAAAAGGTTCCTGTCCAACCTTTCCTACAAGCTCGGCTCGACCAGGGATCGGCTACCGGGGGAGTATTTCTAAGTGCCTTCGGTCCAGTACGGCGCCGGAGCCTATCGGCGCACCGAAGGCAACTTTCCCGAGCTCAAGCTCATCAACATGTATCTGGAGGCCGCCAAGACCTCCGAACAAGGAGTGGCTCTTCTTTCAAGGCCGGGTTTGGGGCTTCTGGCAACCAACGGCTCGGGCCCGATCAACGGTATGTTCTGCAAGGCCGGCACCCTGAACGGCGATGTGTTTTCGATCTCTGGGACGACGCTTTATCGCGGGACGACCTCTCTGGGCTCCGTTTCCGCGGCCGGGTCAGGGGTTGCGTCGTGGGCGGGCGGATATGGCGAATTGCTCTTCACTCGCGGTTCGACGCTCAAGCGCTACAACGGCAGTGCCCTCAGCTCGCCGGTTTTCCCGGATTCCGCGTCGGTTCGGGCGGTATGCTTCATCGGCTCGCTATTCGTCGCGGTGCGGGCGGATACGTCGGCCAAGTTCTACTGGTCCGCGCCATTGGACGGATCGACCTGGGATGCCTTGAGCTTCGCCACGGCGGAGCGCGAGCCCGACAGCCTGTTGGACATCATGAACCTCGGCGACAACATCTGGTTGTTCGGCCAGCAGACGATTGAAAGCTGGACGCACACCGGGGAGGCCGATCTTCCGTTTAGCCGGATCGAGCAAATTGCCTTCGATCAGGGGATCATGGACACCGGCTGCGTTTGCGCGGCGGACAACAGTCTGTTCTTCATCGGCTCCAAACGGATTGTGTTCCGCATCGGCGAAGTCCCCGAGCGGATTTCGGATAGCGGGATCGAGGAACGGATCGCGGCTTCGACCACGGCGCGGCTGTTCACCTTCTGGATGGAGGGCGGCCACGAGATGGTGGCGATGCGCCTCGATACCGAAACCCTGCTTTACGATTGCTCGACCAAGGAATGGTGCGAGTTCCAGACCGCACAGGGCCAATGGATCGTCGCCCACGCGGCGATGCAGGGGAAAACGGCCTACTTCGGGCACCAGACCACCGGCCAATTGATGGGCTGGTCGGAATGGGACGACATGGGCGTCGAGCTGGAGCGCAGGCTGAGTTTCGCCCAGCAGTTGGATGAGCCCGCGAGCATCGATGTAATCCGGGTCTGGGCCAATTGCGGGCAGACGCCATTGCTTACAGGCCAGGGCACCGACCCGACCATCGAATTGAGGCTGTCGGACGACGCCGGGAACACCTGGGGCGATTGGCAGGATGATCGCCTGGGAATCCAAGGCGAATATCGCTGCGTCCCTGAGTGGAGAGCCCAGGGCATGGCCGATTTTCCGGGGATTCTCGGCGAAATCCGCGTGACCGACCCGGTTCCTTTCAGACTGAGCGCGATCAAGGTGAACGACCAAGGTGGAGGCCGGCAACGTGTATGATCCCAATAACCCCGCAGCGCAGCCACTCGGCCAGATGCACACAATGAACGCCCTGGCCCCCCAGGGGGTGCGGCAAATGCCAGTCGCCATGCCCGGCGGCGGACTCACCGGGGCCCCGCTTCAGCCCCAGATGCAGCCCCCCTTCCAAAAGCCGGACAATAGCTGGCACCAGGATTGGCGCAACGCGCTGATGGGCTGGCGGGACGATCGGCCGATGTTCGATCCCGCGACCATGCAGCGGGACGATTGGCGGCAGCAGATGATGGATTGGCGCGGCCAGCGTCCGGACAGGCAGGATTTCCGTCAGGGCCAAGCCCCCGGCGTGGGCGTAACCGGTGTTCCGGGTATGCCAGGGGCCGGTGTTCCGGGGGCACCCAATATCCAGTTTCCGCCGAACATGCAGCTCCCGCCCAACATGGTCGGGACTCAACTCGGGGTGATCGGAGCGGCCCCGGCGGCC